TCGCTGATCGCCGCCATCCTGCGTGCGATCAAAGCGGCCGACCTGTGGGCCATCATCAAGTCGAAGTTCGGAGGGCCCAGCGCATGATCCTCGAGTACTTGAATGCGACCGCGGCCGGAGGCATCGCTTTTTGGGCCAGCTGGGCAGTGCTTAGCGTCAAGGTACGCGACGGTGTGTTCGGCAAGCTGCTGTACGCCGCGATCGCCCTGAGCGGCTACGCCTTGTTGGCAGGCGGCGACCACCTGTTCTTCACCCCCAGCACTGCGGCGGTGACCCTGCATGTGGCCCTGGCCCTGGCAGGCATCCGTCACATGCTGGTCTTGACCTATTGGCTGCGCTGCAAGCGTTGGCTGATGCGCCAGGCCTTTAAACGAATCGATTGAACCTGATCGGCGCGCTCTGCCGAGCAGGCCCCTCGATGTACCGCACCACCCCAACCCGCCTCGGCGGGTTTTTTTATACCTACCTCCAAGGAAAAGATCATGACCGAACGCTTCCCACTCCCTAACGGCGCCGTACTGGAAATCGCCGGCACCCTGGGCAAAGCCGTCGCCTTCACCGCGCTGACCAATGCCACCACGCCTTCGGCCGCTGCGGCCGGCCACACCTTGAAGAACGGCGATACCGTGCTGGTGAACTCCGGCTGGTCGCTGATCAACGACCGTGCCGCACGGGTCACCGGCGTCACCGCCGATGCCTTCCGCCTGGACGGGATGGACACCTCCAACCTCAACAAATACACCGCCGGCAGCGGTGTCGGCAGCGTGGTGCCGGCGAGCAACTGGACGCAGATCTCCAAGGTCACCGCCTTCACCGCCACCGGCGGCGAACAGCAGTACCTCACGGTCGGCTACCTGGAAGACGACGACGACCGCCAACTGCCCACCAACCGCAACCCGATCACCCTGGCGATCACCGTCGAAGACCAGCCCGAAGCCGCCTATGTGTCTCTGATCGAAGCCTACGGCGACGCCAAGGACCTGGCCGTGGTGCGTCTGAAGCTGCCTGGCGGCGACCAGATCCTCTACACCGGTTACGTCACCATCTCCAGCTCGCCGACCATGGAGCGCAACAGCCTGATGACCCGTACCGTGAACATCGCCTTGTCCAACCGTCCGCTGCGCTACCTGGCAGCGGCTTAAGGAGGCCCCATGACGAAGATCACCCTTGCCCACAACCCGACCTTCAGCGCCAGCGTGGCGCTGCCGCGGGTCGGGCATGCGCCGCTGGAGGTGCAGTTCGAGTTCCGCTACCTCGACCGCCTGGCCCTGGCCGAGCTGTTCGACGCGTGGGGCGAAGCGCGTGACGCGCTGATCGCCCGCGCCAAGGAGGAGGGCGTCAGCTGGGCGACGATGACTGCCGAGGAGATCCGCTTCCAGGCCGAGCAGCTCAAGGCGATCGTGCTCGGCTGGGACCTGGACGACCCGTTCGACGACGCCGCCCTGCACACCCTGGTGCAAACCTGCACCGGTGCGCCCAAGGCCGTCATCGACGCCTACCAGAGCGCCTACGCCCCGGCCCGCTTGGGAAACTGAAGGCCGCGGCCAGAGCGCTCTATGCGCCTGGCCCGCGGGCTGAACAGTTGGCCGCGTTCGGGCTGACGGCCGCAGACCTTGCCGAAGACGACCTGCAGGTCTGGCCCGATCTGTGGCCGGCCCTGCGCGTGTTCGAGGCGCTGGGCACGCAATGGCGCATCGCGCCGGGCGGGCCGTACGGTTTGGACTACACCGCGCTCCCTGTCGTGGCCTCGATGCTTGGCATCGGGCGCCGCGCCCTGGGGGCGCTTTTCCCCGACCTGCGCGCCATGGAGGCCGAAGCACTGGCCGTCATGGCGCAATCCAGGGAGTAAACCATGGCAACACTTGCCGAATTGAGGGTACGGGTTGACTCCACACAGGCTGCCCAGGCAGCCAACAACCTCGACAAACTCACGCTCGCTACCCAGCGTAGCGAGCAGGCCGCGACCAAGGCCGACAGGGCTTGGTCGGCCACTTTGACCAACGTGAAACGCACCACGCAGCAAGTGCTGGTCGAGCTGCGGGCGCTCAGCGACCTGCAGGCTGAAGTGGCGCGTCAGCAGGCGGACCTGAGCCGCATGCCGGCCGCCAATGCCGGTACGGGCGCCGGCTCCACCGCCGCACAAGCAACGACCCCGACCGCTCCAGCCAAGGCGCAGAGCGATGGTGCAGGCAATGCGGCTGCCAAAGACGAGAAATCCGAAAAGGACAAAAAGCCGAAAGCGGGTTTCGCGACCTTCGACGAGGAGGCAAAGAAAGGCGCCATCAAGGCGTTGCAGACCTATCAGGAGAATGCCACTACGGTCGCCAAACAGACCGAGACGCTCTTTACCAACACCGTCAAGACCATGGAGGACTCGGTAGCCAATTTCGTGCTGACTGGCAAGTTTTCCTTTTCCGACTTCACGCGATCGGTACTGGCCGACACGGCCAAGTTGGCGGCGCGTCACGCGGCGTCGAGTTTGTTGTCGAGCCTGGCCGGGGTAGCGATCAAGACGTTAGGCGCAGAAGGGGAAGAAGCCAAGACGGACTTTTCGTCCGGCCTGGCATCGCTAGCAGCAGGCTTGAAGTACAAAGTCCCTATTCCAGACGACGGTGACACCGACAAGATTTTCGCCAAGGAAGGCAATGACGCAACCAGCCTGCTCGCCGAAGACGACAAGCCTGACAAGGATAAAGTATCGAAGACCGGCTTCGCGCGTTTCAAGGACGAGGTCAAAGAAGGCGCCCTCAAGGCGGTGCAGGGTTATCAGAAGGCCGTAGATTCGGCCGCCGAGCAGACCGAAGAACGCTTCACCGACACTTTCAAGTCCATGGAAGACTCGCTGGCCAATTTCGTGCTCACCGGCAAGTTTTCCTTCTCGGAGTTCACGCGGTCGGTGCTGGCCGACATGGCCAGGCTGGCCGCGCGTCAGGCGGCGTTGAGTCTGTTGTCGAGCCTGGCCGGGGCGGCGGGGAAGGCGTCGGACGGGAAAGCGGATGAGGCAGAGACCGGTTCTTCAAGCGCCGCATCTTTGAAGTTTCCAAGCCACCTTTTGCAGCGATTGCCAACCTTGGAATCGGCAGCGGCAGACTTGAAGTACGAAGCCGGGCTTACCTATGGCGGCAAAATTCCCGCCAAGGCCGAGCGTGATGGGCCCACCAGCCTGTTCGCCAAAGGCATCGAATCCAGCAAAGGCACACAGACGGATATGGGCCTCTCGGGCATTGGGGGAGAGGATAAAAAAGACGGCATCACAGCGCTGCAGAGCTATCAGGAAACGGCCGATACGGTCGCCAAGGACACCGAAGAGCGCTTCACCGCTACCTTCAAGTCCATGGAAGCCTCGGTCGTCAATTTCGCGCTCACCGGCAAGTTTTCCTTTTCCGACTTCACGCGATCGGTGCTGGCCGACATGGCCAGATTGGCGGCGCGTCAGGCGGCATCGAGTCTGTTGTCGAGCCTGGCCGGCGCGGCGATCAGCACGCTAGGCGGAGCCGCGGGTGGGGCAGGGGCCGCCTCCTCGAGCGCCGCTTCCTTGGGTTCCTCAAGCGCCCTGTCGTTTACACCTGACCTAAGCCAAGCAGCAGCAGGCTTAAAGTACAACGTCGGATTCTCCGACGGCGGCTACACCGGCGACGGCGGCAAGTACGAACCCGCCGGCATCGTCCACGGCGGCGAGTTCGTGCTGCGCCGGGAAATCGTCAGCCGGCCGGGCATGCGCGACTATCTGGAAAATCTCAACACAGGCACGGCCATCCACAGCGGCTCGTCCAGCCCCAGGTCGGGCGCCTTCCAGGCTGCGAGCGGCGGCGGTACGGCGATCCAGGTCAGCACCGTGGTCAACGTCAACGCCCAGGAGCGCAGTGGCGAAGGCGGCCAGCTCGACCCGCAGCAGTTGCAGCAACGCATGGAACAACAAATGAAAACCGCCGCCGAACGCGCCGTGGCCGAGTCCTGGCGACCGGGCGGCATGAGCTATCGCAGCAGCCAGGGGAGACGCTGATGGCTATCGAGACCTTCCGCTGGAGCATTGAGCGCGGCGAAGCCGGCGAGATCCAGTACCGCACCCGCGCCGCACGCTTCGGCAACGGCTACCGCCAGGTGGTCGGCGACGGCCCGAACAACCGTGAGGACCGCTACCCGATCAGCGTCACCGGCTCGCACGAGCAGGCGCGCCGCATCCTGGTCTTTCTCGACCGGCATGCCGGCGCCAAGGCTTTTCTCTGGACGCCACCGCTGGGCGAGCTGGGCCTCTACACCTGCGGCGACGTGCGCTCCACGCCGCTCGGCGGCGGCCTGTACCGGCTCAGCGCCACCTTCGAGCGCGCCTTCCACCCCTGAGGCATTGCCATGTCATTGATCAAACAACTGCAGACCCTGGAGCCGGGCAGCGAAGTGCTGCTGTTCGAGCTCGACGGGTCGGACTTCGGCGCCGACACCCTGCGTTTCCACGGCCACGCCATTCCCCACTCGGCGCAAGAGCTGGCCGTCGCGGGCGATGCGGCCGACACCTTGCCGGCCAAGTCGATCTGGTGGCAGGGGCAGGAGTACGGCGCCTGGCCGCTGCAACTGGACGGCATCGCCGCCAACGCCGACGGCACTTCGGTACGGCCGACCCTGACCGTGGGCAACGTCGAAGGGCGCATCACCGCCCTGTGCCTGGCCTTCGACGACCTGCTCGAATTCAAGCTGACCCTGCGCCATACCCTGGCGCGCTACCTGGACGCGAACAACTTCCCGGACGGCAACCCGGAAGCGGACCCGACCGAAGAAGCGATCGAGGTCTGGTACCTGGACCAGAAAATGGCCGAAAACGGCACCGCGGTGGCCTGGGAACTGGCCAGCCCGGGCGACGTCGGTGGCGAAACCATCGGCCGGCAAATGACCCAGCTCTGCCACTGGGCGATGATCGCCGGCTACCGCGGCCCCAACTGCGGCTATACCGGCCCCTACTACGATCTGGACGGCAAACCCACCGACGACCCGGCCAAA